CCTTCTTGATAAGTGCGAGCCGATTACGGAATGCGGCTGCTGGATTTGGATAGGCGCTACGCGCAAGCCAAACAAAAAATACGAATACGAATTCGGAACTATTAATTCCAACCATGTGACGTACAAAGCGCATCGCGCTTCTTGGATAATTCACAATGGGAACATTCCAGATGGTTTGTTTGTCTGCCATCGCTGTGACATTCCGCTCTGCGTCAATCCAGCGCATCTCTTCCTTGGCACGCACGCGGAGAACCTTCGAGACATGGCGGTAAAGGGCCGTCAGTGGCGGCAGAAGATTTCCGATAAGCAAGTGCTTGAGATTCGCGCCCTTGCTAAAACACACACGAGCAGGGATCTCGCGAAGCGGTTTGGTATCGCCGAAGCAACTGTTCATGACTACATTTATCGTGCTCATAGGCATAGGAAGCATTTAGCCGCCGAAGTAGCCTCCCAACGATCCTAGAATCCCGCCATACAGCCCTCCGTTCCCACCAAACTGAGAGCCCAGTTGACTTCCGAGCATCCCGCCTCCTAATGCGCCAGCCATACGATTCCCTGAGCCACTAGCAATATTAGTTTGTCCGTACGATCCGCCGACGCGCTGCAAGTACTGATCGAGCGCTGAACCCCGTGCGTCAAGCTGCTGCTGATTCAGGTTCTCCTGCTGCGCGCCTATTCCAAGCAGTGCATTCGCACCGTTGTAATTAGCGGCATCCAACTGGCCTGACATGCCGAGAACCTGATTTTGTCGGTTGCGCTCCTGGTCGTACGCACCGCCATAAATGCCGGTCGCGAGATCGTTCAACTGCTGTGAACGCAATCCTTCAGAGGCTCCGACGTTGCGACCGGATCTCGCAAACTCGCTTGCAAGCTGATTCTGAGTCGCTAGAGCAGCCTTGTTGAAGGTCTGATCCAGGTACGGGTTAGAACCTAAAAACCCGCCTGAGAGCGTCTGGTTGGCGAGGTTGTTAGCATTTCCGGTAATGCCTGAGCCGGGACCGATCGCCTGGCTTCGGATCATTCCGAATGCGTTCTCAGTGTCGCCCGAGAACGGCGCGACCATGTTCTGGCCACCAGACTGCTGGTTGTAAAGGTTTTGCGCGGCGGACAAACCGCTCTGCAAATACGGTAACTGATATTTCGGAGGCTCGACCCGAGTTGTCGAGTTGCCTCCACCACCACCCGCCATGTAGACCTCCTTGTCTACAACAGCTTTTCGGCTGTAACGCCGGTCTGTCGAAATTCCTTAAGGTATCGAAGCCATCCTTTTCGACCCTGATACATCAGGCGGGTACATCCAATGTTCCGCGCCCAAGTTTCAATGGTAGATAGTACTTGATTTATCTCCGCGCTTGTAGTTTGTCCGCACGCTCCGTACACCAAACAACTTTCGCCTTTCGGTGTTTTGAAGACTTCTGTGATGACGATACCCGTGACTTCACTACCTTTGAGTACTCCCCAAAGTTGCTTGTCACCGCAGAGAAGATCACGCCAGATCGCTGAAGCCAGCACCAAACCTGTCTCACGCTCAAGGCGTTCGACATGGTGCCAATACTTTCCGGATAGAGGCTCGATTTCATCGGGGGAGAGGCAGAAGACACTCACGTTTCCCCTGATCCAACTGCATTGACAGCAATACCAAATGCCTTCGTGAAACCTCCGGTGATAACGACTTTGGCGCGGTGATATCTGGCCTCAACTCGAAAGTGGCTAAAGCCAGTTCTGGCAGTGGCCGTAACTCCTGATGTGAACGTTGGTTCAGTGATCTGATCGCTTCTATATCCAATCGATACAGTCACACTCGCAGAGGAAGTGGTTGCATCATTCACCAATGCACGCACTCCACTCACTCTTGAGTAAGATCCCGGAATCAATTCAGCCTCACCGGTTGTAATGGTGGAATTGCCGGGAGTTGCGGAGAATACAGATGCGATGTTGTTCGCATCGAATGCTGCTGCCTGATTGAAATTTCTATCAAGCCCAGCAATCACACACGTAGTGTTTTCTGATGCTTTTGAAAAGCGTCCGCTATTAATGTTCATGTACAGAATGCTGGCTGCGGTATTCGTTGCGCCAGATTCGTACGTCCAGAAAACGCATTGCTTCTGATTATCAAATCCGGCTTGAGGAATCGGACCGCTAGATACTCCTGCCAGAAATGTTTTATCTACTTTTCCCATTCCAATGGGAACGACACTCACTCCATCTGTTTTGTACAAGCCATCACGTGCTCTTAGATAGGTCAGTGCTCCAGCCTTAACTGCATCTGTCGGGTACTGAAGTCCGTGTATGTTATCGATGATGTCGAATTGAAAGACAACCGGAGGTCCGACATAGGTAACCCGCGTGATCGCCTTTTACTGAAAGACGATCCCATATTGATCCCCTGGAATGATCTTCCTGACAGCTCCGTACTGAGTATCCATCTCCTGTTCGCCGGCTTGCGTAGCTGTAGCTGTTGCACTGTTAGGCGTCGGGAAGTTAGTCGGATCGTCAATAGCAGACCACCTTATCCTAGACGGCAGTGCGGTTCCGTCTGTGTCAACAAGATTGCCAATTACCAGAAATCTTCCAATGACACCGATGTGATTCGCGCGCGGAGCCGTGAAAGTTGCGAAATTCGAGGCTGATCGTAACGTGTGGTACCGCGGATCTACATTGTTCTGAACCGAAAATACCAGGTTATCAAACTGTGTGAACTCCCAATTGAACGTGCCAACAGAAGTCAGAGTTGCACTTCTGGCCACCATTGTTCCAGACGAATCAGACATGAATAGTTGCGTTGCCGTGCCCGCATAAAGCAAGGTTCCGCCACTATCGAAAGGCAACAATGCACCACGTGCCAGCGCAGGAAGAGTCCCGCCATCAAAAAATATCGGGCTCAGAGGATTGAATGGAATGTAATAGTCACTGTACGGAATGACGTTATGCGCCTCCGTGAGCACTTCTGGAGAAAGCTCCGGCTGATCAGGAGCCCACTCACCAAATGTCACGACCGTAACAGGCATCAGGCCACCAGAGTTTGCATGGCGCCGCCTGAGAAATTTTGCGCCTTCATGCTGTCACGATAGTCCTGCAAAGCCTCGGCATATTTTGCAGACCACAACGCAACTCGCGCATCGTTCTTCAAAAATGGCTCGGCTTCCATGAGCGCGCCGTAAAGCACCAAATCCGGTGCATTCACAATGAAGTAGTGCGCGAGCGCGCCTCCGCCATCATCTCGCATGGGCGGAGGTTTGGCGTAGTAAGTCCCGTTGAGCGTGAACGATCCTGATGGAACAGGACCGAATACGAAGTTGTCATCATCTCTAGCAATCCACTTCGGGATTCCAGAAGAACCCGATCGCGGGTACTTCGAATACAATTGCTCCAAAGAGCTGACTACCAACGGGACCTGTGATTTCCCATTGAGATAGAACACTCTTGCCTTCAAAAAAGACGCAGGAACAGTCGCAGTGGATGTAAATGAAATGCTGAGCGGGCTCTCCATCCAACGGCCGTAGTTACGCGGCTGGCGGTAAAACCGCTCCTCGAAGTTCTGCACGAAGTTAGGAGTGAACGTCGTTAGATCACTTCTAGCGAGATAATCACTGATTGCAGTGAGCAGCGTTGGGTAACTAGTTATTACTGCCATTGCTCATTCCCTTGGCATAGCAAATACAGTGGAAGCCTGCATCCGTGCGGGCATAGTTTTGAAGGTCGAAGCGTTCCAGGATCTTCGGCAACCACCACTCAGGAGGCTGCTGCGTCAAATGCGCGTTGCGGCCATCAGGCAGCACCTTTGCCGCCGGCCCGCAATGCACTGTGATGAATGCCACCACTTCCGTCAGGCGCTCGAGATCGTTAAGAACGTTATCCAGTAGCTCCGGCTCGATATGCTCAAGCACGTCGATACACGCGACCATTTCCGCAGGTTCAGGCGCGTCAGAGAATCGCTCCACCGCGGGGTCGTATGGCAGATACCGGAATGCGTGTTTGACCAGGCGTTTCTCATTAATCGTACGCATGAGATTGGCCTTGCCTGCGCCGTAGTCCAGTAGCTCGGTTACCCCAAGGTTGTTGACGATCTCCGCTACCAACGGTGCGTATTCAATCGAGGCAACGCCGTAGTTGGGATTCTCATGGAGCTTTTCCTGTTGGGCTCGGTAGGACTCGGAAATCAGAACGCTACTCATGACGCCTTCCTCACGTGAACAGACCCGCCCATGAGTTCGGCGTGTGAACATGAACTGACGGCAATCTTTGCCTCTTTCAGCCAGATCTTGTCTTCCTCGTTTCCTACCGTTTCCGGCCAGATCGGAAGACCTTTCGTGAAGTGATACAGCTTTGCGTCGGTGCGAGGCGGCGCATAGGAAACGCAGTGATTCCAGTCCTTTGAAAAGGTACCGACCCCGTGATCTGCCCATGCGAGATCGAACAGACTGTTTGCTTGGTTCTGCACGTAGTCAGGGGTCAGTAGCTGACAGTTCTGGCAATTGAAGAGCATGGCCGATGGCCACTCGAATCGCGCTTGGTCCTGCATGACGCGAACGGATGAGGCGAAATCGCTCTCATCATTGGCGAGCTCTGCAATGTCTCCGGTCACGACCATATCGGCATCGAGAAACAAAGCCTGTCCGCGATATCCGCACAGCCACGGCACTAAAAAGCGGGAGAACGTGAATTCAGTCAGTCCCCGTCGCGTAATCGGGAGCTGCTTCAAGACAAGCGGCGTGATCTCGACGGGAATCGATGAGTGTCGGGCAATGGAATTCGCCAGCACTACCCATGCAACGGGCTGTCGAGGGTCGGTTCCAATGAAGACCTTCACGCAGCCTCCTGCCGCTTAAACTTCTCTCCAACCCTGTCTGAGGCTTCCATGATGGTCTTATCCCACCCACTATTTGGGATGAGTTCGACCGCAGGATGCATGATGAGTCCGCCGTAGAACTTCCAGCAACGATGCGGGGAGTTCATCGCGATGCATGGCGTCCCAAGAGCAGCCGCCAGATGAACCACAGCGGTCGGGACACTAACCACGCAGTCCAGAGAAGCAACCAGAGCAGCCGTGTCATCATAGTTATTGGTGAGCGTGGCGTGCGGATACTGAACGATGTCGATCTCAGGATGCCGCTTCGTGAAGGCAGCAATTTCCTTTGCGGCGTCCTTGTACTGAAGGCAGACAAAATGCGCGTCGATCGACTGCATGATCGGCAAATACTGCTCGGGCTGCAGATTTCGCCATTTGGCGCCCGTCTGCCAAATGCCACCAGTCCAGGCAATGCCGATCACGGGCTTTGCCTTTTGTTTCCATAGCGCTTTCCACATCAGTACCCTGTCTGGATCTGCCACAAGGTAGGTGGATGCCGGAAAGTCCGAGTCTGACTTTCGGTAAAACTCCCCGATCTGCGCGATGGCGAGCGACGCATCGAATGCGCGATCTGACTTGTCCCATACTCGCCCATCACCAGGCGGAGCCTGACGAGTGCCATAAACAGAGGCTTTCGGGAACGAACGCTTGAACAGAGTTTCTAGCCTGGCATCGACATCGAGAATGACATGCGCGCAGTCTCGAATTGCATCCGGCAGCATCGAGGCGAAACAGATCTCATCGCCGATACCCTGTTCGCCATAGAGAATAACGCGCTTGTCTTTCGATCCATCCCATTCGGGTTCGGGCGGATTTCTGTACTCGCTCTTACGCCTGGAATCAGTCCCCAAGCACTTACGATAGTTCTTCCAACCCTCTACCCACTGTCGCTTGGCGAGCTGGCAGAAGCCGAGATTGGAACGGGCTGCGCCACTATCGGGCTTGTGTTCGAGAGCCTTCTCTGACTCCGTATAGGCTGAGTCAAACTGTCCTAGATCGATATGCAATGCCGACAGGTTCGTGTACAGCATTGCAATGGAATTGGGGTCCTTCGCAACCGATAGCCCGCGCTTGTATGCGCGTTCTGCGTCATCAGCGCGAAATAGCTCGTTACAGATCTGCCCGTAATTGATCCAGCCGGCAGGAGATGTCGGATCAAGATCCGTCACCTTCTTGGCGATATGGAAGGCTTCAGGAAGTTTGCGCGCCTTGCGCAATACGAATGTCAGGATCACCAACGCCAGAACATCGTTGGGGTTCTCCATCAGCCAGTTCTTCACGATGAGATAGGCTTGATCGAGTTCGCCATTCTCGGCGAATGTTCTTGCAATGCTCAAATCCTGCTCGCGGATCATGACGCACCGAAGGAAAACAACTTGCCCATCTTTCCGCCTTCTTTTTTGGCGGTCATCTTCAATTCAGGCCAGTAAGTGTTGACGGCCTTGTTGATCTCTTTGGGGTCATCCCACGAGATACCCATCTTCCGCATCTTTAGCAGATAGACGAGAGGAATTTCAGCATAGTGAAACCAGCTCTCTTTGATGCCGTGATCGCGTAGCGCGTTATCACGTGACATCTTGATGGTTTCCAACGCGCGCTCGATGTCCTGCGTCGTGTCAATGCTGACCTTGCCGGTAGCTTCGTCATAGTCGAAGTCATACCGGGTACCGGTCAGCGGGTCGTATTCCAGTAGTTCCCGAGCCATACATCCTCAAAAGAGGGCGGGTGTGAGTCCCCGCCCCATAAGTTACAGAGACACCACCTTCGAATTGGCACGCCAGTTACGCGCCACCAATCCGAATTCGGTGATGATCTGGTGCTTGGTGCCGTCACCGGTCTTGGCAAGCTCGCGCTTGAGCGGCTTACGCAAATACCGAACGGCCCAATAGTCGGGGTCCAGACACAAGACCACGTTCGTGCGCATGTACCGATGCAGCATGAGCGTGTGATTTCCGAAGTCGGAAACGTAGCTCGATGCAGCCCCGATGATTGACGCCTGCGCGGTCTTGTTCACGTCCACGAATCGGGTCGCGATACCAGTGAAGGTATCGGCCACCTTTTTCTGCGTGGACGACAT